GCCTACGAGACCTATGAGGAACTGAAAGCAAAGATTGCATACGATGCCGAGTTGTTCAATGGGTTTTGTGTGGAGGTAATTTGGAACAAAGCCAAGACCGCTCCGTCCGAATACTACCACATCCCATTCAAGGATGTTCGCAAAGGTCTTGAAGGTGAGTATGTGTATTGTGCGGATTGGACTGATACCAAAGCGGAGAAGATTCATTATCAACCCTACAACCCAATCACGAGAGAATCAAAGCAATTGTACTATTGTCAGTTCTATCGTCCCGGTGAAGGCACTTATCCGCTACCTGATTATGTAGGTGCGTTGAAATATATTGAGGTTGACACCGAGATTTCCAATTACTACTTGAATAGCATCAAGAACGGATTCACGGCACAAACTCATATTCAGTTATTCAAAGGTATCCCCACACCTGAAGAAGCTCGTGCAACTGCAAGACGATTCAAAGAGAATTATCAAGGCACGGACAATGCCGGTGGGTTGATTATCCAGTACAACGATCCAACCGAGAAGGAATCTGTTATCAGCAACCTTCAGCCATCGGATTTTGACAAGCAATTTGATTTGCTGAATAAGACCGTTCAACAAGAGATATTTGTTGCACACAAGGTCAACTCTCCAATGTTGTTTGGAGTGCGTGTAGAAGGTCAGTTGGGTGGTAGAACGGAATTGATTGAAGCATATGAGATGTTTCATCACGCCTACATTGAACCACGGCAACAAAAGATAGACGATGTGTTCTCGTACTTACTTGAACCAATTGCACAGGTAAGATTAGAGACCATCAACAAGCCACCGATTGGATTGGATTATCAAGCGTTATTCACCGCTGGAATCATTGACCGCAACGAAGCAAGAAAAGAGTTGGGATTTGATGAGATTGAAGAAGAGGAAGCACCAGTTGCGTTGTCAAAACAAAACCCATTCGGTTGGGACGATGAGCGTGACCTTGTTGTATTTAATAAATACGGAGAGAAAGCCGAAGAGTTTGAGGAGGCGAAGTTTGAGTTTGCCGATGCGATTGAATCTGCCATCTTGAATGTGTTGAAAGAGAACAAAGGTTTACAGGTGGGAGACATTGTAAACATCACCAAACTTGACGCAAAGGTTGTTGCTGATGCGATTGCTAAACTTGCCAAAGCGGAATTGGTTAAATCATACGAGGATGGATTGGAGACAACTCCGAAAGGATTGGAAGAAATCAAGAATCTGCAAACTGAATTGGTGGTTCGCTATCAATACGGACTTGCACCGGGCATTACTGGAGGACTTTTGATTGATACATCTCGTAAGTTCTGCACGGATGTTGTGAATAGTGGTCGTGTGTATTCTCGTGAGGACATCAATATGATGTCAGCAGAGTTGGAATATGATGTGTGGAAACGCAGAGGCGGTTGGTATCACAATCCAACACTTGATGTCAACACACCACAATGCAGACACATTTGGGTTCAAAAATTATTGAGGAGAATTAAACGATGACCAACTTTGTATACTTCATTTCAACAACCTATTTGAAGGACAACACTCCTTTGAATGAGAATGTTGACGATAAATTGCTCAAGTCAGCAATCAAAGAAGCTCAAGAGATTTATGTGAGGGATGTCATCGGTTCAGGCATTTACAATGAGTTGCAAGTTCAGGCATTCGCTGGAACATTGACTCAATTGAATACAACGCTTTTGGACTCTTACATCGCACCTTGTTTGAAATACTACACCTTGACCGAAGCAATGCTTCCAATGACCTTCAAACTGATGAATAAGAGCGTAGCAAGTAGGGAGAGTGACAACGCTCGTGCCGTATCCGTAGAAGAGATGACAATGATTGAGGGCAGATACCGTGACAAAGCGGAGTATTATGCGAATAGGTTGCGTGATTACTTGCGTACAAATACAAATGACTATCCGTTATTCTTGAATCCCGGCAATACCATTGACACCATCCGTCCAAAGAACACCGCTTTTGTGGGTGGCATCTATCTTCCAACTTCACAAGATTGCTTTTGGAATTATGACTTCCCCAACGAGGACAAATAAGTGGCAGAAAAACAACGAGGCAAAGCTTCTCAAATTCCTGAAGAATGACACTAAACCAAATAATCAAAAAGATTCAAACCGCAGCCGAAAGCCATAAAATGGTCGGCAAGTTCGGAGTTGGTCAGCAGTCCAATCTAACGGTTGAGAATGTTGAATACTATCCGCTTGTTTGGTTGTATCCTGATGGGTTTAATTTGTCAACAACTGGCAACTTGATGACATACAACTTTGCATTGCTTGTGATGGATCGTGTGTTTGAGAGTGAGAGCAATGTTATTGAGGTACTTTCGGACACCGCACAAATCATTGCAGATGTATTTGCTTTGATTGATGACAACACCCAAGATGACGAGGACTTTGAATTGGTAGTTACTTCCAACGCTTCACCTTTCTACGATGCCAAAACCGACATTCTTTCAGGATATGCAATCAACTTCCAAGTCAAC